AGCGCGTGGGGACGTAATTCTCCACTATATAAGCAACTTCAACAAGAAGTTGATGGTAAGCTTTATAAAGAAGATGGTAATGATTTAATCATCCCATCTAGTCTTGTAGATATGTTCTATGATCAATTCTCTAAGGGAGTAATAATTGATAATAGAAAAGAAACGGGTCAAAAAATCGTTCTCCCTTGGATAAATAAACCACATGCTCTTCGTCCATATCAAAGCGAAGCAGTGTCATTGATGCTCAACAATCATAGAGGCTTAATTAATTTCGCTACGGGTCTCGGTAAAACTTTAGTTGCAACCCATCTAGTTCAACAATATAAGAAAAAAGCATTAATAGTTTGTCCTAGTGATTCAGTAGCCAAACAGTTCTATGAATTATTTGTTGATTCTTTTGGAAAAAATAAGGTAGGTTTTTATGGTGGAGGAAAAAAGAAGATTGGCGACATTACAGTTGGTATTGCTGCTTCAATCACTAGGAATATCGAAGAGTTCAAGCAAGCTGATCTTGGACTTATCATACTCGATGAAACACACCATACTCCAGCAACTACCTTCTACGACATTGCAATCGGATTGGGTATGGTCGGTAAGGTGTTTGGACTTACCGCCACTGATTATAGAAGCGATGGCAAAGATATAATGATCACTGCTGGATGCGGGTCAGTCCTCATCCGTAGAGATATTAAATGGGGTGTTGAGAATAAATTCCTTGCTGAGCCATATTTTATTGTTAGAGAGATTGCTACTGGCGGTAGGGATTTCAAAGATGACAAGCTTAAATCATATAAAGAACATGTTTTAAATAATCAAATTATGAAAGATAGAATTGAATCAGATGCAAGGGCAATGATGGCATCGGGTAAATCAGTTCTCATACTCGTAGATGAAGTGGCCCATGGAACAGAGTTGAGTAAAAACCTTGGGATCCCGTTTGCTACTGGTTTAGACAAAAAGAGTCAAGATTATGTTGATCAACTTAATGCTGGTAAAGTTCCCGGTCTAGTCGGTACTAGCGGCAAGGTCGGCGAAGGCACCGATACGAAAAATGTAGATGTATTAATCCTAGCAGATTTCACCGCTTCTAAAGGACCAGTTACTCAAGCCATAGGACGAGCATTAAGGATGCAGGGTGCAAAGACTAAGGCCCTGATTTTAGATTACATTCCAATGGGATCAACTATGTTGAAGAGACATGGGTATGGTCGAGTAGAATTTTATAAAGAGATTACAGATAAGGTAAAAATTTATGAGATTTAAAAAAACAAAAGAAGATGTTTTAAATGAACTTAAATGGAATGCTAAAGCTGTTATTTCTAATCAATTTTATCATCAGCCGGATTTATCAAGAGAAAATCTTGCTTTTGTAATGGCAATGGGTATTGAAGAGGCTTTTAGAACCCTATTGGATAACCAATATACAGACGAAGACTTTGAAAGAGACATGAATTTAAAGTAGTTATGGTATAATAGCCTTATGAGGAAAGTAAATAAGGCAGGTATAGATTTGATTAAGGGGTTTGAGGGTTTCTCAAGTAAGCCCTATCCAGATCCTGGAACAGGTGCTAAGCCTTTCACGATAGGCTACGGCACAACCATATATGAAGATGGTAAAGAAGTGACCATGCAAGATCCTTATATTTCCGAAGAACGAGCAATTCAACTATTAGAACACGATGTAATTAAATTCTCAAACTCAGTTGAGAAGCTCGTTAAAATATCTATAAATGATAATGAATTTGCTGCGCTAGTTTCTTTTGCATATAATTGTGGAATTGGAAATTTAACAAGTTCAACCCTTCTTAAATTATTAAATGCCAATGCGGATAAAACCGCTATTGGAGATCAATTCTTACGTTGGGATAAGGCGGCTGGTAAAGTAATGGCAGGCCTTACTCGTAGACGTCAGGCTGAGAGATCTCTCTTCTTAGCCAATCCTAGTGCTTCTAATGGACATCTATCTGGTGCACCAACAGATGAAGAAATAAATCAAAAACTAAAAGATATAGAGGAGGACATTATGAAGTAGATTACTAAACTCGCGGTTTTCTCACGATTACACCGCAAAAACTCTTGTTTCAATACGTCCTAAATCCTATTTAAGATCATCGGTAATTCAATCAAACCAACTTAACTAGGAGAAATTATGAAGAAACATCTTCAATCATTAAAAACAGAACTTAAGGTTCTTGCAGCTCAAATTAAAGAATATAAACAACAAAGTTGTTCACTGACATCTAACATAGATAAGACTTATAAAGACCGCCATAACTATAATGTTTGGAAGACTCTACGTCTCGATAAAGAATATATAGAAGCAGACAAGGCTTATTGCAGTTCATTATCTAAACTTAAATATCCATACAGGGAATATCGATCCAAACATATTGCCTATTGCCTGTTGCGCGGAAGAACAATGGAACAGATAGAGCCTAAACTTAGGGATCCTAATGAATATAATCATAGAGGTGTTAGAGAAATGGCTTATAAGATAGTGGAGGAGATCAATGCAAAAGTTATACGTACTAGTGCGGAGTGATCTAGCAAAGAACTATCAAGCTGTTCAAGCGGGACACGCTGTAGCAGAGTTTATGATTGAATGTCCTGGTATATGGAAGAACGAAATACTTGTGTACTTAAAAGTACGAGATGAGGCTTCATTGCAAGAATGGTCTGAAACTCTACATGAAATGTATATTATTAGGTGTCCGTTCTATGAACCAGATATTGGGAATGAGATAACGGCAGTGGCCGTTCTTTCTACCCCTGAAACAGATAAACTCTTTAGGGATCTCCCATTAGTATAATATATTCATGAATTACGAATATGCGCTTATAGCTCAAGTGGTAGAGCAGGACTCTCTAAAGGTCACGGTTGTGGGTTCGATTCCCATTAGGCGCTCCATTTAATGGACATTCAAAGAGTTGGTAATGACTTTACCACATCAATCAAGTTAGATCTTGTTCCACATATTAAGCTCCCTCGAGGATGGATTGTTCTCGAGTATGAGTGCACAACCGATACAATTGGTTATATGCATACGACGATAAATGGCATAAGTTCATCTATAATGGAATTTGGGCGAGATGTTTATTCCATAAAATGGAGATTATATTGCCATAATAGTTTTCCAACTAATCCGTTGTTGAATATTCGTTCTCCAGAAATTACAATTGGAGAGTTAATTTTGTTGAATCTAGCTTGTAAGCTTCTTAAGACCCTTTAGAATTTCTTCCTTAAGAAAAGAAAACCTACCTTGCCCACGTGTACTCACGTGGTCAAAACGCTGCGCGTTTTGTAAGCTAGTATAGGGGAAGCAGGTGGTAAGTGTAGTAATATTTATTGTACCCGCGAGAGGCATCATTTTAACTATATTTTAAAAATAAATATTTGCCACTTTATTATGTTATTTTGTATAAAAAACACAATAGGAGATCGTATGATAAATCAAACTCTAAGAGACCAATTGAATAAAGTTCATGCCGACGCATATAAAATTAAAGTTAAAGTTGAAGAAGGCGGAAAGTTACCATTTAAGGTAAGACAAAGTGACGCTGGTTTTGACTTATTTGCGACTGAAGATATTAGTTTAGTACCAGGTCAATCTGGAAAAACTCCACTCAATGTACGACTTCAACTTCCACTTAATACCTATGCAGAAATTACAACTAAATCGGGACTTGGAAGTAAGGGTCATTCAGTGCGGGCGGGAATTATAGACGAAGAATACAGGGGAATTATAAATGTTATTCATTCTAATGTTAATGTTATATCTCATATTGATGAAGAGGGATACCCAATCATGAAGACAGAGCCTCTTCTAATTAAGAAGGGTGACAAGTTAGCACAATTGATCATGCATCCATATTCAAATCAATATTACATTGAAGAAGTTCAAGAACTTGATATGAATACTTCAAGAGGTGAAGGTGGTTTTGGTTCAACTGGAGTTTAGATGAGAATAATACGTTATGCACAACAAGAGATTTGTCAACCTTCGGGATACAATATGGAATATTGTAGTCAATCTAAAGGGTCATGTGTATTATATGGTTTTAATTTTTCTTCTTCAGCTAAAGTTAAAGTAGAAATTATGGACACTTTTCAGGTAGTGACAACTTTTTTTACAAGTTCTGCTAATATGAATCTTAGTTGCTCATTTCCTAGACCACTTTATCTTAATAATCTTCACTATAGAGTAACTTATTTAGGAGGCTCATTAGCTGATGGTTATATGACCCTCATATATGAGGACCCACGATTACTCTTTGATCAAAGTTTTACTAAAGACCTTGAAGAGACTATTGCAGATTAAGTATAATCTGTAAATGAAACTAAACAATCTGAATTCTCTATTCCAAACATCCGTCAGGATCCAAGAAATGGATCCAATGGATCCAAACGCAATTTGGCCCGCTAATTGCGAAGTCACCATATCTCGCATACCAATTCGTAAGCGAGATGGCTGGGACATCGAAAAATTTACTGAATTTGCTAAAAAGTTAAAATCAACCATGATCCCTAATGGGACTGTATTTCTAATCTGTTATGCTCCGATAGAATCTAAATCTAGACCTTTTGAAGTCGCCAAAATAATGACCGATGTTGGTTTCAATCATGTTGATAACATTGTTATCAAAAAAACCTGGTTTCCAGGTAAGCGTTCAGAAACTAATTTAGTCAACTCGCACGAGTATGTTCTTTACTTTTGTAATGGTGAAGTCTGGAAACTAGATCGTCTACCTTTAAGACAATATCTTAAAATTCATGATGATCTTTCTTGCCCAGGAAATACATGGGAAATAGAAACAGGTTCACTAGATGAAGCATATCCCGTAGATTTAGCCGAACTTCTTGTCAGAATGACAAATTGTCTTCCTGGTTCCGTAATCTTTGATCCATATTGTGGAGGAACTAGTTCACTTAAAGTTGCACTTAAACTTGGTCACTCTTTTTATGGTTTTGAAACAGACAAGAAGCAACTTAAAAAGTATGAAAAAGTAATAGAAGACTATAGCAATGGTAAATTAGAGGTAACAGATGATAAATCGAAAACAAATAAGAGATCAAATAGAGACCTTGATAAAGATAAATCACACGAAGAGTATTAATCTTAAACATGAACTTATATGCGTAGATTTAAGTAATCATATTTATCATTTACTTAATGATGAAGCAAAAAATGCAGTAATGATAAAAGCTGATTCTCTTGTTCACCAATACAGTGAACCACTTCATCCAAGTGGAGATCAAATTGAGAAATTACAAATCTTAATTGACAAACTTGGCATTAAGTCAGCTTCAACTTTACCAAGTGGATATATAAGGCGCATAGCTCAAGTAAATTTTTTTGGTTATACAACTGATATAATACAAGCTGGCAATGCCACTTTAAGTTTAGTTAATATGATAAATGATCTTGCCTCTATGAATGCAATTAGAGCTTCACTATCTACTTTAAGTTCATGTCAGCTTTCAAATGGAAAAGTAGTAATATTTTCGTATCTCGCTATAGATCAGAAATTAGAGCAATATGTTAACCTTAAGTATAAAGATATTACCTTCCCAGAAGGCGGAATTCCAAAGGAGTATGTGGGATGAAGGAGTGTAAAATTTGCAACCACTGTGGGCTAAAGATAATTTAAGTAAAGGAAGTAAATATGTCAATGCATGAGCGTTCAAAAGCAAAGCGAATTATAGTTAATAAGGATGAACTTAGAAATCTAGTTAATAAAACTATTGACGATATGGCAACTATAGTTGGTTCGACTTTAGGACCTGGAGGAAAACCAGTATTAATTGAGCGCGATAGTTTATCACCTCTTATAACAAAAGATGGAGTTACTGTTGCGAAAAGTCTAGGTGTAGCAAATGCTGAAGCAAATGTTATAGTTGATGCAGCGAAAGAGATATGTCTAAAAACAGCAAAAGAAGCTGGCGATGGTACTACTACTGCAATTGTATTAGCTAACGCTATTGTTAAACATGGTAATAACTTCCTACAATCTAATCCCAAATATAATCCTCAAAGAATGATCAATGAGTTGCAAGATTCATACCATAAAGTGATTGTTCCATTTTTAAGGGAAAATGCCATCATTGTTAAGGGAAAAGAAGAACTTATTAATGTAGCAACAATATCTGCAAATGGAGATAGAGAAATTGCCGAAGCAGCGGTTACTGCCGTTCTTGCTGCAGGCGACGATGGACACGTTCTTATCGAAGAAGCACAAGGTAATCAACTTAAAGTTGAAACAATGGAAGGTTTTATTGTTACTTCTGGTCTAAAAGATATTGGAGCTGTTGGTCGACTTTTTATTAATGATAGAGGCAATCAACAAGTAAAGATGGATAAAGGTCTTGTGTTCTTATATGACGGATCATTAAATGATCTTAAAGTACCAAGTGCAATTCAACAAGCAATTGAAGGAACAGATTATTATGGACTACCAATCACTGTGTTTGCTCACGGATTTGCTGATGTTGTTATCGAAGCTTTTGGAAAAACAACAAAAGGTGGATATACTGTGGTCCCAGTTAAAACCCCAATGTCTGGTGCAGCTAATTCTAGATCCTCATTTTTGCTTGACATGTCTGCGTATAGTGGAGCGACGGTCTATGATCCAGGATCAATAGATAAGTTTATAAATGAAGATAATACTGGTGGTTTTGGTGCTTTTGACAATGCTAAGATTGGTATGTATGAGTCTGTAATTCAAGCAATACCTGATTCTGATAAGATAGATGCAAGGATCTCTGAACTCAAACATTTAATCGATATTAGTCCTAGTGATTATGATAAGATGCATATTAAAGCATCTATTGGCAAACTTACTGGTGGTATTTCAACTATATGGGTTGGTGGTGGTTCTGAATTAGAGGCCCGCGAAAAACGAGATAGAGTTGAAGATGCTGTTGAGGCGGTTAAATCAGCTATCGCTGAAGGAATTATTCCAGGCGGATGTGGAGTACAGCTAGTACTAGCTAATATTCTTAGTAGACATCCAGATAAGAAACAGTCATGGAGCATAATGGCTTCAGCTCTTACAGAGCCTTTTAATCTTTTATTATCTAATTGTGGCGAAAATATTGAGGACATTTGGCCTCAAATTGAACCATATATTGTAAATACAAACTTATTACCTAAAATGATATTTGATGCCAACTATCATATCATGGTAGACCCAATGACAGCGGGAATAATTGAACCTGCAAAGGTATGTAGAGTTGCAGTTGGTAATGCTTTATCAGTTGCATCTTTATTAGTAACATTAGGTGGAATAGTTGTTAGTCCACGAGATGCAGGATTAGAAGCTCAATTAGAATTAAGTAAGTCTGCATTCAGAGATATGATGAACCCTAATTCCGGTAATGTCGGTCAGGAATAATATGAGAATTATATTAGTAATTTCAATGTTGATGTTAATGGCTTGTTCTTCAAGCCAAACGAGAGAGAGTTTTACCAATAGATGTAAAAAAGACTATATCTCTTGGCAAAAGAATATTAAACGCAATGTCTCTTTAGAAGAGGCAGAAGCATGGTGCGCTTATGAGCAAATCAGAAGAGATGATGCTATAGAAAGAAGAATTAGACCTAGAGAAAGATTCTTATGAACAAAATAGCTTTTATTCTTTTAATTGGATGGATTCCATTGTATTCTATAGGTGGATATCTAATATATCAACATTATAATCCACCATGTGAACAACCACTTGATGAAGTACTTGATGGAACAATTGTTGGTTGCTATATGACAATCGAAATACCTGACATAGGTCTTTCTTTAGAACAAGAAACTTGCTCTTTATTGGGAAGAGATGCAAATTGTGAATTACATGAAGAAGATCGCGGTGCAATGGAAACTGTAATTATAAAATATGTTAAAATGTGTATTAAAGATACCCTTAAAAAGGATAATTTTTGTTTTGACGTGGAGAAAGTAAATGGAATTTTTAAAAAATGAGTATGTTAGGTATGTTTTGATATTGCTAGTAGGTATTACTATAGGTGTTATATTTTATCCATCTAAGAGAATGGAAGAGAAGCTTTCATTGAAATATGAACAAGAAATCACTTCTCTAAAAGAGATTCATTCCAAAGAGACCAGCGATCTTAATGAAAAGTTCATTCAAACAAATAATGAAGTTAAGTCATATAAAATGGAACAAGAATTAAAAGTTACAAAACTCACAAGCGAAATTAAGAGCCTTCAAAGTAAGCAAAAGACATCTTACTTTAAGATAGTAAGACCTGATGGGACCGTTGAGATTAAAAAATTTACTGAAAATGAAATAAATCAATCATCTCAAGTAATTACTCAAGTTCAAGAAGAATTTAAACAAAAAGTTGAATCTATAGAGCAAAAATGGTCTTCTATTCATAAAGAGAGAGTATTAAAGATAGAGAATGAGTTTAATTCTAAAGAATCTGAATATAAAAAGACAATAGAAGAACTTCAGAAAAGTAAAATTACCACAACAAATCAAAAACGCTTTGGTTTAGAAACTGGTATCTTCACTAATAAAGATTATTATGGGCACATATCTATGGATGTTTGGGGACCAATGTATATTGGAATCATAGCAGAACATGGAATAAACAATCTATTAGGGGTTGGAACAGGGATTAGATTCTAATGGCACGCTATAACTTCTCCTGTAAGTGTGGACATAAAGCTCAAAGATATTTGCCAGCTTCTGTTGAATTGCTTCAATGCCCAGCATGTCTGGAATTAATGACTCGAGATCTTCCTACAATCAGTTCGCCTACTCAAGTCAAAGAGATAATTGACCCTTATACAAATAAGCGTCTCAATAAAGACCATGATCAATTAATCAAAAATAGGCGAGATGAACATTTTCGCAATGTAGAGATACCTAGATTAATAGAAAAATATTCTGTTGAAACATGTATAGAGAATAAGTGGCTCATTTATAATGATAAAGGTGAACTTGTCATAAATAAAGACTGGACATCTTAATATATCCAACAAGTAGAATATAAGAATGAAGAAATGTAAAAGAGATTTACACCAATATCCCAAAGAACTAAAACAATGCCCAGAATGTCTATTGATATATAGACGACAATGGC